AAAGAAGTGTTACTATTATAGAAGTGTAAATTAAAAGTATTAGTACAAGCCCTATACGTATCATAAAACAAATGTTTGTTAGTCAACCAAGGGCAATACCAAGGGCAATATTAAACGTGGCAATACGGGGCAATATCACGCCTTGTATGATGTCCAGCCTTTTGTGGTATATAACCCTGTTAATCATAGGGGTATTATCCCTGTATATACGCCCTACCCGCCCACCTTTTCACGAGAAGAAATTATTTGGCGAAACCCACCCACATATAAACTTCAAGGTTTTCCATTCTACATTAGTATTCTCTAATATCGGGCTAAGTGTGTACTCTTCACCAGGATGCGTATAGGAGGTTTGTCAATCTATATATCTCTAAAGAGATATACACTATGAAATAGTTACTTATTGGTCTAATTTTATGGTATAATAAGTATATTATTTATACAGCATACTACGTTAACAACTTCTGCATAACAATCATTATATCAGATGCGATATCGGGGTACAGTGTCCACACATAGTTACATTAAGAATGTGCATTAGTAACACTTTACTTTACAAACTAACATCAATAACAACTAATGAATAAACAATCAGAATTATAACTAACGTAGTAGAGATATAGTTAATATAATATTTATTGTCATAAAGGTTAATGTCAATCTGGTTTTATGGTATAATACTACTATTGAAATATATTATTTTTAATAAATTATGAGTAAGCCTAATCCTCCTAAAGTGTCAAAAGAAATAATTGCCAAAGCTCAGTACAAAGCTGCTGCTAAGACTGGCAAACTTCCTAGTGATATTATTATTGAAGTAGAAAGGAAGAGAGGTCCTGCTACTAGAGGCAACTCTATATTGTCACAAGCTAAGGGTGGCAAGAAATCAAGACTAGGTAAGAATAAGTATAATCCTACTGATGATGATTATGGTAAGGTAGAGGAAATGGTCACAATAGGATTGGACCAACACACTATTGCTAAGATAATGGGTGTCTCTATAGCCACCTTAGTAAAGTATTATAGACATACCTTGGATACAGCTAGAGAGAAGAGAACGGCTAGTGTAGCTGGTGTGGCTTATAAGATGGCTATGTCTGGTGACTCAGCTAGTATGACTACATTCTGGCTTAAGACACAAGGTGGCTGGACACCTAAGCAACATATTGTACACGAAGATAGAAACTTTGATATCAGTTGGTCTGAGGATGAAGAGGATATAGCTGATGCCAATCAGAGACTGGATACTGTACAGGGAGCTAATGTTACAGAACACTGATAGTATTAAGAATTGTGTAACTTGTGGTGTTGATAAAGATACTACTGAGTTTCACAAACATAAACAACAAGTAGATGGTCTTCATAAGCAGTGTAAATCCTGCAGGAGTGAATACTCTAAGCGTTCTTATAATGCAGAAGCTAGTAGAGGAAATAAATTATTAAAAGCATATGGTCTTACATTAAGCCAATATGATGAGTTATTAGATAGTCAAAGAAATAGATGTGCTATCTGTGATACAGACAATCCTAAAGGGCATAATGGCAGGTTTCACGTAGACCATAACCACCTTACAGGTGAGATTAGAGGTTTGTTGTGTCATAGTTGTAATGTGAGTCTGGGAGGATTCAGGGATAGTATAAGTGTATTGGCAAAAGCTATACAGTATTTGAATGAGAAGGGAAGCTATGGAGAGGACTCAGGAACGTAAGAAGATTGTAATCCCTTATACGCCTAGGGTATTACAAGCTAAGCTACATAATGAGATGGACAGGTTCAATGTTGTGGTGTGTCATCGTAGGTTTGGTAAGACAGTGTTTGCAATCAACCACCTTATTAAATCCTGCATAGCAGACCTTAGAGATAATAAGAAAGCACCTAGGTATGCTTACTTATCGCCTCTATTTAAACAGTCAAAAATCGTTGCTTGGGATGAATTAAAGAGATTGTTGTATGATTTCCCAGATGTTAAGTTTAATGAGGCTGAGCTAAGGGCTGACTTTATGGGTGCTAGGATACAGTTATATGGTGCTGATAATCCAGATACTCTTAGGGGTATATACCTTGATGGTGTCATCTTAGATGAGTATGCCCAGATGAACCCTAAGATGTATAGTGAGGTTATAAGACCTGCACTATCAGATAGGAAAGGTTGGGCTATCTTTATTGGTACACCTAAGGGTAAGAATGAATTCTATGATATTTACCACACAGCTAAAGAGAAGAAGGGCTGGAAGAGATTCTTATTCAAAGCATCTGAGACTGGTATATTAGATGATGAAGAATTAGAGATGGCTCAGCAAGATATGGCTGAGTCTGAGTTTGAACAAGAGTATGAGTGTAGTTGGTCTGCAGCACTGAGAGGTGCATATTATGCCAAAGAGCTGGAAGCTGCTTATGATGAGCAACGTATAGGTAAAGTACCTTATGACCCATCTAAGCAGGTTATCACAGCCTGGGACTTAGGCGTATCGGACAGTACCTCTATATGGTTTGCACAATATGATGGTAAGGCAATTAACTTAATTGATTACTACGAGAACTCTGGTGAGGGATTACCCCACTATATTGATTTATTAAATCAGAAAGGTTATAATTATGGTGCACATATAGCACCACACGATATTGTAGTAAGAGAATTTAGTACAGGTAAAAGCAGGAAAGACTTAGCATATAGCCTAGGTATTGAATTCCAAGTTGCACCTAAGTTAAAGGTTATGGATGGTATTGATACTGTCAGAACTACCCTTAATAGATGTTGGTTTGATGAGACTAAGTGTCAGAAAGGTATAGATGCTTTATTACAGTACCGTAGCTCTTATGATGATAAGAAGAAGATTTGGAGTCAGAAACCAGTACACGACTGGACTTCACACGCAAGTGATAGTTTCAGATATTTATGTAATACAGAGGTAGTGTTCACAGGGAACGACTCTGCTTGGAGTAAGGAATTACCTAAGCAGGATTTAAGTTGGGTAATATAATAGGAGAAGGGAATGAATCCGAAGTGGCTAGAAAATAAGATTATTGAGATGTCAGAAGACATTAGAGAACTAAAGGAATTGCTGAGAGCAGTAGCTAAAGCACCAACTAAAGGTACAAAGTAAATATGAAGATGACCAAGAGAGAACTAGCCGCCCACGTAGAACAAGAGATTCAAGGTGCTCTTGGCTATGGTGATGGTAAACTAACTCGTCAGCGTACTGATGCTATGGATAGATACTATGGTAAGAAGTATGGTAATGAGCAAGAAGGTCGTTCTCAAATTGTCACACGAGATGTTGCTGATGTAATCGAATGGATTATGCCAAGCCTAATGAAGATATTCACAGGTGGTGATAAGGTAGTACAGTTTGAACCTCAAGGTCCTGAAGATGTAGAGATGGCTAAGCAAGCTACTGACTACACTAATTATGTTATTATGAAACAGAACCCAGGCTTTAGTATTATCTATAGCTGGTTCAAAGATGCTCTATTACAGAAGAACGGAATTGTCAAGCACTTCTGGGATGACACTACCGAAGTAACAAGAGAGGAATATAAGAACCTCACAGAAGAAGAATTTACTTCACTACTTATTGATGATGATATCGAAATAGTAGAGCATACAGCAAACGGTACAGAGGAATTAGTTGAGGGTCAATTACCACAACCTATTACTCACGATGCTGTAGTTAAAAGAACAAGAGAGAGTGGTCAGGTTTGTATTGAGCCTGTACCACCAGAAGAATTCCTAATTAATAAGTACGCAAAGGGAATCGAAGATGCAAGATTTGTTGGGCATAGAGTCAAGAAAACTAAGTCTGAGCTATTAGCACAGGGCTATCCTAAAGCCAAGTTGGAGAGAGCATTCTCTGCACAAGAAGCTGAATGGAAGTCTGAGAGATTAGCCAGGTTTGATTATGATGGTGACTCTAGTTATCCTAATGGAGATATTGATGATGGTGTTTGGGTAACTGAATGTTATATCAGGGTAGACTTTGACAACGATGGTATAGACGAATTAAGAAAGATAACGAAGGTCGGAGATGAACTATTAGATAATGAGGCTGTGGACAGTGTTCCCTTCTCCTCCCTTACACCTGTTCCAATGCCTCATAAGTTTTATGGTTTGAGTATTTATGACTTAATCTCTGACCTTCAACTAATTAAGACTACCTTAATGCGTAACTTGTTAGACAATATGTATCTAACAAATAATGGGCGTTATGAAGTAGTCGAAGGTCAAGCCAACTTGGATGACCTTATGACCAGCAGACCTGGAGGTATTGTAAGAGTACGTACACCAGGTGCTGTGTCACCACTAGCTACTCCACAGCTAGACCAGAACTCCTTTAATATGCTGGGCTATTTAGATAGTATTAGAGAAGAAAGAACTGGTGTTAACAAGAACAGTATGGGTATTGGAGATGGTGGCTTAAAGTCACACCAAACTGCTACTGGTGTAGCACAAGTAATGACTGCAGCACAACAGAAGATTGAATTGATTGCTAGAGTATTCGCAGAGACAGGGATGAAGGACCTTGCCAATAGTGTGTACCAACTTATACAGAAGTTTGAATCGCCTGAGAAGATTGTCAGACTAAATAATAAGTGGACTACTTTATATCCTGCTGAATGGAAAGAGAAGATGGACTGTACTGCACAGGTAGGTCTAGGCTTTGGTAACAAGGATATGAACCTTATGCACTTAGGTCAACTAGCTCAAACTATACAGATGGTTGCACAACACCCAGCTGCAGGTATGATGATTAAACCTAAGAACGTATATAACTTAATTGCTGAACAGATTAAAGCTATGGGTATGAAGAACGTAGAGGACTTCATTACAGACCCAGGAGACCAAGAACCACAACA